ACCGCGCATGAGCCGATTTGGTCACGTTTACACGCCTCAGAAAACCAGAGACTATGAAAAGCGAATAAAGGCGGCTGCGTGGGCCGCTATGCAACGAGAACGGCTGGAAGCAACCAACAGGCCAGTTCATATAGATATGGTTGCTTTTATGGACATCCCAAAAAGCTGGTCGAATACTAAAAAGATTGCCGCTGAGTTTGACGCATTTAGGCATACGACGAAGCCAGACTTAGACAACATATTAAAAGCCGCTCTGGACGGCATATCAGGGCCGCAGGGCGTTGTATTGGATGATAAGCAAGTTCACAGCGTAAAAGCTAAAAAGGTGTTCTGTCACCCCGACAGAGGCCCGGTGCTTTATATATCGGTTTCTTGGGAATAAGAGTAATCTGGCCCATAAAGATCGCGCCATTCTTTTGGGCTTTGGTGAATAGCTATTTTGCTGTTGTCCCATAATCCCTGATGATGTCCCTCACATAATGGGATTGCCATTCGATCAGCGGTTTTGGATCGGCTAAACCTATCGTGAATAACGTGGTGCGCCTGAGTCGGTGACATTTGTGGCAAGTTAAAGGCCGTGCAAATACAGCAATCCTTTTCCCGAAGCATCTGCAAAAACTTCGGGTCTTTCTTGGCCTTGCTAGGCTTTGGGTTAGACCAAACTAATTCCATTTAATCCTCAGTGAGCATTTGTAATGGGTCATATCCAATTGCCTCCGCTAGTTTGCTCATAGCAAGTTCAAAATATGTCATAAACTCTGCCTGTGTCATTGCACTAAACTCTGTGCTGTCCACATGACGCACGATGCTGGACGTAAGCGGCGATATGGTGGTTTTATAATAGCCGCAAACCAATTTCAGTTCATGGTGTAAGTGCTGGGCGGTTGGCCACATACCAGTGCTTTCACACGCGGTTTTTAATGTTGACCAATACAGGTTGTGGTGCGGGTTTGATCTTGTCCCGGTCACTGACAGGTTAAAAAGCTGTCCCGATTTGCACTCGCCTAAACGCTCGGCGTCATGTTGAGAAACAGGCAGTAACTGCCCATCCCTAAACTCAACTTGAATTTTAGGCACTTTCATTAGAATGGAATTTCATCGTCCATATCGGCAGATATGTCGTTGGGTGAGTTAACAGGGTTCACATGGTTAACAGGGTCACTAGAGGCGCTCTTAGAACTTTGAAGCGTCAAATCGTTAACCGTCACGCCCAGATATGTTTTGCCGTTATATTCGCGCCGTGTTAGCTCTCCGCTCACAGTAACCTTTGATCCTTTGCGCACATACGGAACAACGGCTATGCCGCGCTTACCCCAAAACGTGCAGTCGAAATACATGGTTGATTTGTTTGCACCATAACCATCGTCTACAGCTAACGAGAACGAACCGAGCCCAGCCTTGTCCATTCCCCCCTCTTTAACTTCACCATCTTTGGTTGCAGTCCCTGCGATTGTAATGACTTTCATAATTCTAGCTCCTTTTTGCGATCATCATGTGCTTCAACCATGCGGTTAAAGTCTTCCTCTGAAAGACCGACTTGGTTTATTGTTTTGACGTATTTTGGTTCAAACTTTTCGAAAGCAGCCGCGCTGCAACCATTAATGTAAAAATCAACAACCGCTTGCACCCGGTCTTCTGGCGCTATGCTCATTGGAGTGTGCTTTGGTTCTATTGTTTCATTCTTGCGCTCAACACCCACCATTTCATTGGCAGACGCATATGTGCCGCCATGTAGTCCCAGCGAAGCCAAGGCGCGGCCAATCGCAGATGTTTCGCAAACTTCCAAGGCCGATGTTTTAGTTATGTAGGATGATCCGCGTATTTCTTCCGCAAGGCCCGATCCAACAATAAAACCATCTTTGTCTTTAATGATGGCTCTAACCACAACCGTTTGCTGGTCATTGTAAACCAACTCTGTTTCGATGCCGTAGTTGCCGCCAAACGTAATGCGAAAGGCTTCCATGCGTGTAGAAACCTCTGTGTATGATTTGCCACCCTTTTGCATAACGCCGTGAGATTTGTTTAACTCACTAACAAGCTCCATAGCATCGTGGAATTTTTTAATCTCAGTCATTATTCATCTCCCTTAAAGTCTCTTATTGTTTTGCTGATTTTTTCGATTGCACCCACTGGAAAGTTTAGCTTGTTGTATTCGTCAAAGCTAATTTCTTTCTGTTCAAATTTTTTCGAAACTTCCATCCAGTGTTCGGTTAGCAATGTGTACATATTGCTAATTAATAACTCTTTATCGTTTACGTTCATTGTTATTTCTCCCATTGTCTGCATCTTGGGGTTTACAATAGATATTTGCGGGTGTAAAGCATAAATTGCAAATAATTGATGGAGACTTAAATGCTAACGCCAGACGAAATTCGTGAAAAACTGACTGACGTAAACATGAGTAAGATTGCTAGGGAGACAGGTTTAACACGCCCGACAATATATAAATTTCTGACCGGGGCTGAAAATATGCAGTATGATACTGTCAAAAGGGTTTCGGAATACTTTGAAAGGGAAGGCTAATGTCTCACCAAATGACAGCACTTGCTATGGAACAGGACTTAGCCCCTGCCCCAAAGATTGTTCTGTATTGGATTGCTAACCACCACAACGGCGAAACTGGATTGTGTTTCCCAAGCATAAACAGACTGGCAAAGGTTTGCAGAATGTCCCGGCGATCTGTTGAGAAGCATATATCCGATTTGGCAGGGCTTGGTCTTATACAAGTTACTCAAAGGTTTCGTGCGGAAGGTGGTAAGACTTCCAATAGTTACCAGTTGTTTCTCAAGAGTTCTCAGGAGTTCCAGACCGATGCGCAAAATCTGCGTATGGGTAGCGCAAAAACTGCGCATGGGGATGCGCAAAATCTGCGCATGAATAACCTTGGAAGAAAGAACCTTGGAATAGAAGATAATATATTGATCGAAAAGTTTGATGATTTTTATAAATGCTTTCCAAGAAAGACAGCGAAGGGTTTAGCGAGAAAGGCTTGGGAAGTTGCAGTTGCAAAGACAAACCCTGATGTTATTATTTCAAAGGCTGCTTTGTATGCGGCCAGTGTAGAGGGCAAAGACAAAAAGTTTATCCCGCATCCCGCTACATGGTTAAATCAAGAACGATGGGATGATGAAGTATTCGCTCAAGCAGACAGCGAACAAGATCAACAAAACTTAGTGCATAAGATTTTTGCAGAAATGGTGAAACCAAATGCGTGAAGAACAGCTACAAGAATTAACACTTAAACTTCTAAGCCGATTAAATCCACCAAGGGCGATAATCGGGCAAGCAAAAGCGATCAAAGATGAAGCCTCCTTTCTTTCTAAGTGCATAAGCAGACATGCGCCAAGCCGAGGTTTGACCGATTGGTTTGAAGAGTTTGAAGAGGCCGTGCTGGGTAATTTAGAAACCCGCACATGGCCGACAGCCAAAGAGCTTTCCAAGGCGGCGCGGGAAATACGAAAATCAAAGCCTGTCTTTGCCGATCATAGTGGTGAAGGTGAGTGGTTGCTTAACCCGGTAACAATTAATGCAAAGCGCATCCAAGGCGGTCATCCAGTGTGTGAAACATGGTTAAGCGGTAAACGGGCGAAATCTCTGCTGGCCACTGGTATGGTTTGTGAAGCTGATCTAGATAGGTACAAAAAAACAATAAGGTTTCAAAAATCTATTTGGGGGAAAAAAAGCGGCGAGTTTGACGAATGAGCAATTTTATGGTTAAATGCAGATACTGTTCTTCCAGACAGTCTGCTCGGTTAGTTTTCTCCCAGAACTAACTCCCCTTTCTGGCAGAGAAGCAAGTTCCTCAATCCCTTGCTTTTCTGTCAGTTTTTAAATTTCTACGCACCCTGAGAAGGACGTAACAAATGAACGAACAAAACTGGCCAGCGGACAAAGTAGAACGCAGAAGCATAAGTAGCATTATCCCTTATGCCCGGAACAGTAGAACCCACAGCGATGAACAGGTGGCGCAAATAGCCGCCAGCATTAAAGAGTGGGGATTTACCAATCCCATATTGATCGACATCGATGGCGAAATAATAGCTGGGCATGGCAGACTTCTCGCTGCGCAAAAGCTCGGTTTAAAAGATGTTCCCTGTATTACCGCTATTGGGTGGTCGGACGCACAAAAGAAAGCCTACGTCATTGCCGACAACAAGCTGGCGCTAAACGCTGGGTGGGATGATCAATTACTAAAGATTGAATTCAAAGAGCTAGGCGAATTAAATTTTGATTTAGAAAAGACCGGTTTTTCTTTGGATGAATTATCATCATTATTTGATGAGCCAAATTTTGAGGCTGGTACTGAAGATGAACAAGGAAAACTAGACGAACTTGATCCAAAAATTGTTATATGTCCTCATTGTTCAGAAGAATGGGATTTGAGAGAACATGGGCAAGCATAATCTTAAAATTGATTGGGCTACTCATGAAGCCGCAAAATATGCTTGTGTAAATTGGCATTATAGTGGTTGTTTGCCTGTTGGTAAATTAGTTAAAGTTGGTGCATGGGAAAATGGAAAGTTTATTGGCGTTGTATTGTTTGGCCGTGGTGCAACTCCAAATTTAGGAAAGCCATATAATTTAAATCAAACAGAGTGCGTAGAATTAGTAAGAATTGCATTAACTAATCACGAAAATGCCGTTTCTCGCATTGCATCACTAGCAATAAAGTTCTTAAAAAAAACAAATGCAAATTTGCGTTTAATTGTGTCTTTTGCAGACCAATCTCAAGGTCATCATGGTGGAATTTATCAAGCGGGCAATTGGGTTTACAATGGGCAAGGAAATCCTGCAAAATTTTATCGTATCAAAGGAAAATTAACTCACCCTAGGTCATTAGGTGCAAAAAAGTTGGTTCAAAATATTGATGGTGCGCGTAAACTTGACCCAAATGCAACGGTTGTTGATGTACCCGGCAAACATCGTTACTTAATGCCACTTGACGCAGAAATGCGTGAACGTATTTTACCACTAGCAATACAATACCCAAAGCGTGTGAAGCAGGCGATGGCTGACAACCAGTTAGAACAGCGGCAGTGCGACACTGACCCACACGCTCCAAAAAAAGAGGTATGTAATGACTGACAAAAACAAGGGCGGTAGACCGCGTATAGAACTAACCAAAGAACAAAAGTCAGAAGTCAAAACACTGGCTGCGGTTTTAAGCACCGATCAAATAGCTGATTATTTTGGTATAGGGCGGCGCACCTTTTATGACATAATGGAGCGCGATGAAGAAGTTTCCGCACAATATAAAAAGGGAAAAGCGGAGGCTGTTGGCTTTGTTGCTCAAAATCTTATTCAAAAAGCCCGGTCTGGCGATTTAGGCGCACAAATATTCTATCTGAAAACCCAAGCTGGTTGGAAGGAAACCCAAAGGCTTGAAGGCGCTGGAAATGATGGCGAACACGTTCATGCGTACAAATGGTTAAGCGATGAAGACCAAGACGATTAACTATCGCCCCAGAACGCATCTAAGGCCATATCATGCGCGAAAGGAGCGCTGGGCGGTTATCGTAGCCCACAGGCGCTTTGGTAAGACGGTTGCGGCTATAAACGACCTAATACGAGATGCCCTAACGATACCGCGTAAAAAGGTGCGGGTTGCTTACATTGCGCCGTATTACCGACAGGCAAAGGCTATCGCTTGGGATTACTTGCTAGAATATACCAGAGACATCGAGGGCGCGGTTGCCAATGCAAGCGAATTGCGTGTGGATTTCCCGAATGGTTCCCGCATACGTTTGTTCGGCGCTGATAACTACGATGCTATGCGTGGTTTGTATTTTGACAGCGTTGTGCTTGATGAACCCGCTGACTTCCCGGCTAACGCTTGGCCTGTTGTTATTCGCCCCAGCCTTGCCGACCGTAAGGGCCGCGCCACGTTTATTGGAACGCCAAAAGGCAAAAACGATTTCTGGGACATTTATCACCACGCGCAAAGTGACCCTGATTGGTTTTGTGCGATGTATAAAGCTGATGAAACAGGCGTCTTGGACGATGAAGAATTAGCGGAAGCCGAGCGCACGATGGGCGAAGATCGTTATGCTCAAGAGTTTCTTTGCTCGTTCGAGGCTGCAATCCAAGGCGCATATTATGCCACAGAAATGAAAAAAGCCAAAGAAGAAAAGCGCATTTCAAACGTGCCATACGATCCCGGCGTGGGTGTTGTTACCGCTTGGGACTTGGGTATTGGCGACAGCACGGCTATTTGGTTTGCGCAGTATGTCGGCAAGGAAATCCGCTTAATAGATTATTATGAAAGCAGCGGCGTAGGTTTAGACCATTATGCAAAGGCTCTAAGTGAGCGCGGTTATCATTACGAACAACATATTTTGCCACACGATGTTAGGGTTAAAGAGCTTGGCACTGGCAAGAGCCGCTTGGAAACGCTGGACGCGCTGGGCATCAAAGACATAGAAATAGCTCCCCGGCTGGGAATAGAAGATGGCATACAGGCTGCGCGTTCTATGCTGAACCGTTGCTGGTTTGACGAAACCAAGTGTGAGCGTGGCGTTGAGGCGTTGCTGCAATATCGGCGTGAGTTTGACGAGCGGATGAAGTCTTGGCGCGGTAGACCGCTGCACGATTGGACTTCTCACGGTGCGGATGCGTTCAGATATTTGGCTGTTGGTTATAAGCCAGAAACCGATTGGGGCGCACCAATCAAGCGCGGATTGCGTGGAATAGCTTAATGTGATATTGTGTGATTGAAATACACAGGTGCATCATGGCGAAAATGACTAAAGCACAAATTGCGAGAGCTAGGGCTATGTCTGAGCGCAGGGGTTCTGCGTATCCCAATGCTTGGTCAAATTTAAAAGTTGTTAAAGCAGATGCAAATAAATCCAAGAAAAAACCAGCAAAGAGGAAAGCATAATGGGCTATGGTAAAAAAGGTGCGGGTAAGAAAAAAGGCGGCAGAAAGAAATGAAGACTGGTAAGTATTCTTCGGCAGCATCTTTTAAACCGTGCAAGGGTTGCCCTACACCAAATAAATGCGCAATGGCTGGCAAGTGTCTAGCAAAGGCGTGAGGCTTATTAATTTCTAATGCGTACCAAAGCGGAAAAAATAGCAGCGGCAAAGAAACGGCATGGCTTTACGGCGGTAAACAAACCTCGCCGGGGTGGTCCTAAGAAGTTCGAGGTCTTGGCGGTAGAAGGCAACGAAGTTAAAAAAGTAAACTTTGGCGATCCGAATATGACCATTAAGAAAAACACGCCAAGTCGAAAAGCATCGTATTGTGCGCGTTCTGGTGGTATCAAGGGAAAGAATAGCAAATTGTCGGCTAACTATTGGTCGCGTAAAGCATGGGACTGTTAAATGGCAATCACAACTTATTCAGAGCTTCAATCTTCCATTGCCAATTGGCTTAATCGTAATGGTGATACACCGTTGCTTTCGGTTATTCCTGATTTTATTTCGCTGGCAGAAGCCGACATAAATCGCAAATTGCGTCATTATAAAATGATTGAGCGTGTTGATGCAGTGCTTGATAGTCGATATGTGCAAGTGCCTGACAATTGGTTGGAGACGGTTCGATTTAATATCACCGCGTCAACAACGGTCAAATTAGACTTTATTGGCCCAGAAGATATGCTGGAAAAGCGGCAAAACAACAGCGACACTGCTGGCATTTCTCGTTATTATACGCAGATGGGCAATGCTATTGAAGTGTTCCCGACTCCGGCTGCGGAATATCCAATGCAGCTTGCTTATTATGCGCAAATCCCAAATTTGAGCGATAGCGTAACTTTCAATTGGTTGCTGCAAGATCAACCTGACGTTTACCTTTATGGCGCTTTAATGCAATCGGCTCCATACTTGCTGGATGATGCGCGAACCCAGACTTGGGCTGGTTTGTATCAAAACGGTCTGGCTTCGCTTCAAAAGGCATCTGATGACACTAGGTTTGGTGGTTCTGGTCGCAGAATTATTATAACTAGTTATTAACTGAAAATTGGTGTATGATAACGCCAGATATATCTAATCGGAGAAATCCATGTCTTTAACTAACGCTTTCGAGACAAGCACACTGCAATATCTGTTGACCACGGATAGCGTTACCCGCCCGACCGCGTGGTACATTGGTTTGTTTACATCTGACCCGACCGACACTGGCGCGGCTGGCACTGAGGTGTCTGGCTTTGATTACGCTCGTACCGCAGCCACGTTTACTGTC